TCAGGCTTCGCCTTGATCGACTGAGCCGCCGTCATTTGCCTCCTGATCCTGAGACTTCTCTGCAAGGAATAGCTCGCGCTCCTCTTGCATCTTTCTGATTTCCTCCTGCCGAGCCTTTGCGGCGTCCAACCAGCGGTTAACTTCCTCGTGCGCAGCTTGTTGCGCCAGCTCCAAATCTGGGCTGTGTCTGATGACCGCCTCCATGCGCTTTTGGAGGTCTTCGAAATCGACGCCTTGTAGTCTCTTCCTCTCTTCGCGTCTCTTTTGACGGGCCACTTCCAAAGCTTTCGACGTCTCTAGCAGACGCTGCCTGCTCCGGCTCATCAGCTCGGCGACCTCAGCAAGGCTCTTGTCGGAGCGCATCTGCTGAATGGTCTCAAGTACAAGCTGCAGGTCTATGGACAGATCCCCGACTTGGTCGAAAATTTCCTCATGATGAGCGTCGGCAATTTCCGCTAACCGGGCCGTCAATCTACCTTTCCGACTCCGGTAATTTTCATAAGCGACGTTGACCTGCTTCATGAAGCGAAGGGCCAGGTAATCTAAAACTCTCAAGTTCCTGGCGATGTTAATGGCTCTTTCGTCCGTAAGAAGCGCGAGCTGACAAAGGCGCCTTATTACTTCGGCTCGTGACTTAAACCCGTGCTCCTGCGCCCAGTCATCCAGGGTCTTAGCTTCAGATTCAGAGAGCATCATCTGAAACTTGATGGTTTTTAGTTCGCCGCGCGCCATGAGTTTTCCCCAAGTTCCCAAAACACCCCCGCAAAAGCACCGGCGCTCACGGGCAAATGATTGCGTTTTGACCGGTCGTGGTATAGCGTCGGTTCCATCACAGTTCAAGGGGATTCGCATTTTGTTCGCGGATCAAACCGAAAAGTGATGGAAGTTTAGGGCAGCTAAAGAAGGATTGGAAATGGAAGCTCAGAATGCCTCACGCGCCTACCTCACCAGCAACCAGGTTCTGGCTCGCTACTCGATTGCGCCGATTACCTTTTACCGCTGGCAGAAAAACCCGGCCCTCGGTTTCCCAAAACCCCTGGTCATTAATCGTCGGAAATTTTTTAAAGCTGACGATTTGGCAGCTTGGGAGCGCGAGCGCGCCAAGGTGTCGGCATGACCCCAAATAGAAAAGCAGCATGGGCTGAGTTTGGCGACCGCACCCACGCTGCTCGATTGAAAGCCGTTTCCCGGCCCCTCCATCACCAACGGTAAGGACCGCCAATGACCAAAACGACTAGAAACCAGCGCAACATCCGAGTCAACGTCCTGAGCGACAATAACCAGCCTTGCGGCCTTCCGGTCACACTCGTAGGCCGGGAAGCTCAGACGCTGCGGAAACTGATTGATGCGGGCGAAAGGGGGATTTCCTCCCTCGACCACCCTGGCATCAGACTCGCGCACTACTGCCTAAAAATCCGTAGAGCGGGCATTACCGTTGAGACGGTCAAAACTCCGCAACGCGGCGAATATGGCGGCTGGTTTGGGGTCTACAAGCTCCGAAGCCGTGTAGCCGTCCTCGAAGACAACACGAGGGCCGGCGCATGACTGTAGCCATTGCTGAAGAGAAAGTGAGGGCCGCCGCAAGGTGGCTCTCCGAACAAGACCCAGTACCGCCGCACGTCGTCAACGTTCTGAAGACGAAATTCGACCTGAAGGCATTGCAGGCGTGTGAAGCTTGCAAGCTGGCGCAGGATTACAGGAGGGTGGCGCTCAATGGCTAAGCTCCCCAACGATTTCCCGCCTATCGAGGAACAGGCTTTGCCCTGGCCAATCAAAGCCGAGGAGCCAACGGATCAGGAGCGCAAGGCCTTCACGGCTGCGCGTCTTGAGCTGATGTCTCTCATCAACAGGGACTTCGACAAACGTATGACGGCGACCGTGAAACTGATTGCCTGCTTCCTGCTCGAAAGCGTCAACAGTGAAACCCTTCGCTGCTTCCCCTCGTATCGCACGATCCTTGAAACCCTGTGCGTCGTTAAGAGCGAAAAGACGATCGAGCGCGTCATAGCGGTCTTGCGTGAGCGGGGGTGGATTTACTCGTGGCGCCCCGATCGGACCAAATCCAATCACTTCGTCTTTCTCAAAAATGAACAGGTGGTTTCACAGATCTTGAACTACCAGGACTATATGCGGGGCGTGCGCGAAGAGGACAGACTAGAACGCGAACGTACAAGAATGTCTGTTCGTGAAATGAGCACAGGAGCGCAAATGTCTGTTCGCGAACAGACATCAGTGTCGGGTAAATCCTTTAACGTAATCCACGAACCTATCTCTAGTATAGAAAAGGGCGATAACCTTATAGAGATCAACCCTTACGCTGCGCTCTCCTCTGGCAATGAGGATCTGCAGCCATTGCCGGTTCCCAAAAACGACCGAGAAGCTGAAGGCATTCTGGACGCGATCTGCGTAGACTTGCCGGAGGCTCTTCACGTCCGCTCACACCTTAAGTTCTTGCTGACTGCCGGCGCCCTGACGAAACGCAAGGTGCTGAAAGTGGTGGCCGAACAGGGGAGGGCAGCGGCATGACTGATGCACAGATCATCGTCTTCCCGCTCACGCGGCGGGTAGGGAAAATCCGGACGGTCGCCGCAACCTTGAGCGGGATGAAGACCGACAAGATGGCGCGTGCCTACAGGATGCAGATAACTGCGGGGATCTTGACCAACCTTGGCAAGCTTGGCGTCGCTCCAATCGACCAGAACGAACCTGTTTTTGAATTTTGGCGAGCAGTCCACGACGAGATTGCTAGAACGATGGAAGGTGCAGCATGACGATAGCCGAACGCAAAGCTCGCGAAGCGCATGACCGCGAAAACCCGTGGCGGCCGATGAGTGAGGCCAAAGCGGACGGCCTCATTTGCAACCTGCTCTTCGATGACATGGCGGGTCATCACTCGCCTGAAGACATACGGTATTTCCTCGACGCGGACGGCGACTGGTACCGCATAGACCCACCCGAGCGTATTTGGCGGAAGCCGATGAACTGGCGGCCCGCCTACGTGCGGATGACGGTAGAGCGCCGATCAATCATCAAAAAGCGGTGCGAGTTCGATCATGGCTAAATGGCAGAAGTTCAGGAAAGCCCGATCGGCCGGCGCTGTCAGGTATGAGATCGACCACGCTGCTTTTGCCTCGGGCCTTCACGTCTTCGGAGACGGAGCTTGCGACCCCAATCCAGGGCCTGGCGGTTGGGGCGTGGCGGTCTTCAGGGACGGGGTGGAAATCGCTTCTGATTATGGCGGCGAAGCCAGCACGACAAACAACCGGATGGAACTCACGGGGCTCCTGAAGGGCATAGAGGCGGCAAAGGCGCTGCAGTCGCCGGCAACGCTCTGGTGCGACTCCGAATATGCCGTGAAAGGCGCCAATGTGTGGATGCACAACTGGAAGAAACGCGGCTGGAAGAAGCCAGGGAAGGACGAACTGAAGAACATAGAGCTATGGCAGTCGATCGACGCAGCGCTTTCTGGAGCCGACCAAATCATCATTCGCTGGTGCAAGGGCCATGCCGGCATTGCCGGTAACGAGCGGGCTGACGAGCTTTCAAACCTGGGCTTGGCGTCCGCTCTGCAAATCTAAAACGAGGAATTCGGAATGGGTCACTGGTACGTTGTAAGGACGCGAGCAGGGCAGCAGCAGAAGGCCACGCTCGAATTCGAGGAGAATGGCATTACCGTCTACTGCCCGATGATGCGGCGGGAGACCAGGCACTTCCAAACCAAGAAATGGCTGATGAAGGAATGCCCGCTCTTCACCGGCTACGTCTTCGCTTATCTGCGCATCTCGGATTTCGGCACGCTGCGTGAGATGCGGAATGTAACCTCGGTCCTCGCGGACGCGGGAGGTACACCGATCCCGATGGCGGGTAACATCGTGGAAGATATCCGGGACGCTCAGGAGCGCGGTGACTTCGACGTCCTCCGGCCGACAGTCCGCCGTCTCAAGGCCGGCGATAGCGTCCAGCTCAAGGATGGGCCTCTGGCAGGTCATTACGCATCAGTAACGAATGTAGTAGGGCGGCGCGCGATCAAAGCGTGTGTGGAGATGTTCGGTTCTCTGCGAGAAGTTGAAATAGGACTTGAAAGTATTAGGCGAGTAGCTTAGATTGCAGATCAGCGATTTGCAGCCTGTTCTGCTGGGCGCCATAGAGTGACCCACGGGGCTTCGGGGAAAGTTCGCGTTCCCCGCCCCGGCTTTACTTTGCCAAAATTCTACGACGTAGCGTATTCCACCATGCGCCCCGCCCGCATGACAATGGCCATTGCTCACGGCTGAGAACCTTCCAGCGCTACGTTGTGCCATGTGATACTGGAGAAGCAGGCAAGGCGGGAAGAGGGCTTTCCTCCTATGCTTTCGCGAGCGCCTTTTTAGCCGGCGCGCCATTCAATCTCCGGATGTTCTAATATCGCATTGTCGGGTTTGCTGGCATCGCGCCCGAAATGGCTGGCGTTGTCCACTTCTTTGACGGCAATTTCGGAGAACTCATCCTCGTACGCTCCGGTTTCGAGCCGCCGAACAGCTTCAGCGTAGCTTGGAGCGAAGAGCGTCCACGGGTGCGCACGGTCCCCATTCTTGTACTTTAGCTTAGCAACGAACAACTTCATCCAATTCTCCTCAGGTTGCGCCACGCGCCTGTATAGCGCGTGGATAGCAACATCCCTTGCCGCGGGAAAGCGGTTTTCCATTTCAACAGGTGACATATGGCTGACACGGGCGTTCAAAAGACCGGCCGGCCTTCGCTGTACTCCGAAGACCTGGTAGACACGATATGCGAGCGGCTTACACAAGGCGAAAGCCTTCGAGCCATCTGCGCTGACGAGGGGATGCCTCACGCCGGAACCGTTTGCCGGTGGCTGGCAACCAACGACGTCTTTCGCGAACAGTACGCGCGTGCCCGAGAAGCGCAGGCCGAACTGATGGCCGATGAGATGGTCGAAATCTCCGACGACGGACGCAACGATTGGATGGAGCGTCACGGAGGCGAAGGTGAAAGCCTGGGGTGGAAGGAAAACGGGGAAGCAATCCGCCGGTCTGCTCTCCGGATCGATACCCGCAAGTGGATCGCGGCTCGGCTGCTTCCGAAGAAATACGGCGACAAGATTGCCGTTGGCGGGTCGAAGGAAATGGACCCGATCCAGACGGAAGAAAAGAGCCTTTCCAAGAACGAAATAGCTCGCCGTCTTGCCTTCGTCCTCGCGCAGGGCGTCCGCGACGCTGACGATGTCACTGAATGACCTCCTGAGGGCGCTCGACGCTCTCCCGGCAAAGGAACGAGAAGAAGTCACGCGCCAGGCGCTCGAAGCGACGAAGGCGAACTATTTCATTCCGAATCCTGGACCTCAAACGGAAGCATGGTTCTCTGACGCAGACGAGCTATTCTATGGTGGTGGCGCGGGCGGCGGCAAGACGACGCTACTCTGCGGGCTTGCTATCGAACGCCATAAGGACAGCCTGATATTCCGTCGCCAGATCCCGCAGGTTGATGGCCTGGAAAAGGAAGTCGAGCGCATCCTTGGCACGCGTGACGGCTACAATAGTCAGGTGCACAAGTGGCGCCTCCCTGCCGGCAACCGCTTGCAATTCGCCGGCATGCCGAATGAGACCGACAAGGAGAAATACCAGGGTCGGCAGAACGACCTCAAGGGCTGGGACGAAATCACCCAATTCACGGAAACGCAGTTCCGCTATGTGAACGCGTGGAACCGTGACGCCTCCGGTGGCAAATGCCGCATCGTCGCGACTGGAAACCCGCCGACGTCTGCGCAGGGCATGTGGGTGATCAAGTATTGGGCGCCTTGGCTCGATCCATCGCACCCAAACCCGGCCGCCCCGGGTGAGCTTCGCTGGTTCACGACGGTTGACGGCGAAGATATCGAGGTGGAGGGCAGGGGGCCGCATTTCGTCAACAGTGAATGGGTCGAGGCGGTTTCTCGCACGTTCATTCCTTCAAGGCTTGAAGACAACCCGGACCTGATGGCGACCGGCTATGCTTCGAGGCTCAATGCACTGCCGAAGGAGCTTCGCGAGCGCCTGCGCAATGGTGCCTTCGATGTCGAGGCCGAAGACGATCCATGGCAGGTCATACCGACCAAGTGGGTAAAGGCCGCACAAGCGCGATGGACAGAGCGTCCGCCCGAAGATGTCCCGATGACTGCCGTTGCCGCGGACGTGGCGCAGGGCGGCCCAGACAAGACGCAGATACAGAGCCGCTACGATTGGTGGTACTCGCGCTTCAGCAGTTACAAGGGCAGCGAAACACCAGACGGGCCGACGGTTGCCGGCCTGATCATCAAGGAAATGCGCGACCGTTGCCGTGTGATTGTCGATGCTGGCGGCGGCTATGGCGGCGATACGCTGACACAATTGGCCCATGCCGACGTTGATTGCTACGGCTTCAAGGGCGGCTCCGGCTCTGCCTCTCGCACCAGAGAGGGTATGTACGGCTTCAAAAACCTCCGCTCGCAAGTCGTTTGGCAATTCCGCGAGCAGCTTGACCCCGATTTCGGATCGCAAATCGCTCTGCCCCCTGACCCGGAACTGACGGCTGATCTCTGTGCATTTCGGTACGAGATACGGGCAGGGGGCGGCGGTGAGGAAATCGTCGTTCTTCCCAAGGAAGACATGAAGGAAATGCTGGGTCGATCGCCTGACAAGGGCGACACGACCATCATGCTCTCCGCTTCGAAGCTGGGCGGTCTCAAGCGCCCGAAAGCCGCACAGGAGCGCCGCGAGCAGCAGCGCCACCGACTCCAATCCGTTACTTCCAACGCCTCACTGAAGGCTCGACTGCGAGGAAAACGCTGATGGGTAAACTCTTTGCCGGCGATAAGCCCGACTATCCCGACCCGGAACCGCCGGCAACAATGCCAGACCCGGAAGATCCGTTGGCAAAGCGCCAGCGTCGTAAGCAGACGCGTTCGCTGAATACGACCAGCAGCTCAACTGCTGACCGGCTGGCCCCTGTGCCGGGTACAATCGGTCGCGAGTTCACGCGCTCCACGCTGGGTGCGAACTGATGGCGGATAAAGCCGGCGAAGACCTGATGGAGATAGATTCCCGGCTGTTCTCGGCCAAGGGAAGCCTTGACAGTTTCCACCAGGAGATTGCCGAGTTCTTCTATCCGGAGCGCGCGAGCTTCACCCAGGAACTAGTCCTCGGCCAGGAGTTCGCTTCTCACCTGACGGACTCCTATCCGGTACAGGTACGCCGCGAGCTTGGTGACCAGATCGGCTCCATGGTCCGCCCGTCCGATCGGCAATGGTTCAAGGCCAGCGCTTCGAATGAGCGGGTTGCACGTGACAGCGCGGCAAAGCAGTTTCTCGAGTTCATGACCGACGTGAACCGCGCCATTCTGTATTCGCGGGACAGCGGCTATCGACGCGCTGCCAACGAGTGTGAGCACGATTTCTCCGCTTTCGGTATGGGCTGGGTGCAGGTCAGCTACAACAAGAGGCGGGACAACCTGCTTTTCAGGACGCACCACCCGCGGAATATGGCCGGCTGCGAAGGTCATGACGGCCGCGTCAATCACGTGCACCGCAAGTGCGATATGAAGGCGCACACGATGGCTCACCTCTTCGGAGAGGACAAGCTACCGCAGCCAGTGAAGAACGCGCTTAAGCGGAAGGACCTCACCAGCACCTTCAAGGCTCGGCATATCTTCATCCCGCTCGAAATATACGAGCCCTATCGCAAGTTCCCGAAGGGCGCGAAGTGGGCCGATGTCTATGTGACCGAAGACGGCACGATCCTTCAGGAGCTGCCTGCCTTCGCCTTCGATTACATCGTGCCTCGTTGGAAGACTGTCAGCGGCCACTTCTACGCTTTCTCGCCGGCCGTCGTAACGGCGATCCCGCAAGCCCGCATGCTTCAACGCATGATGATGACCATCATCGAGGCGGGCGAAAAGCAGGTCGACCCGCCGATGGTCGCCACACAAGACGCGGTCATTTCGCCCGTAGACCTGACGCCGAACGGCATCACGTACATTGACAGTGAATATGACGAGCGCCTCGGCGCCGCGCTTCGCCCGATCGATCTCGGGAAGAACGTCGGTCTCGGTATCGATCTCGTCAACGATGCGCGGAACACGCTCACTGAGGCCTTCTACCTCAACAAGCTTGCGCCGATGGCTTCGCTGCAGGGTCGCGAAGTGACGGCCTATCAGGCTTCGCAGATGGTGCAGGAATACATCCGTCACGCCCTGCCGCTGTTCGAACCGATTGAGGACGAGTGGACGGGCGCGACGCTGGACCTCGTCACGGAGAAGGTAATGCGCGCCGGCGGGTATGGTCCGGTGGATCGGAACGGAATTCCGGTGGATATGCCGGATATCCTGCTCGGTCAGAACATCACCTACGAGTTCAACAACTCGCTGAAGGAAGCCCGCGACCGTCAGGTCATCAACGGGTATCAGGAGTCGGCTGCAGTGCTCCAGGCCGGCATGGCGCTCGACCCCTCCCTTGCCTCCGACGTCGACACTCGGACCATGTTCCGCGATGCGTTCGGCGCCGTCCCTGGTGGCCGCGCGGACTGGCTCGTCAGCAAGGAAGAAGCAGACGCGGGCCGCCAGCAGATGCAAGAGCAGATGGCAGCGCAGCAGCAAATGCAGCAGGTCGGGCAGGGGGCAGAAGTCGCCAGCATGGTCGGCAATGCAGCCCAGCAGATACAGGCGGCGATGAATGGCTGAGCGGCGCCCGTATCGTCCCTGGCATCCGGTCACGGTTCGCTCTGATAACGAGCAACCTACAAGTGACTTGGAGATCCGCAAGGCCGACTGCGTGGCTATTCAGGCAGTTTCCAAGGGCATTGCCAGCGCCGAACAGCAGCAGCGCGCAATAGCTGCAATCCTGCATGTATGCGGCGTCAACAATCTGGCGTGGATGCCGGAAGAGCACGGCGGCGAGAGGGACACGACCTTTGCCGCCGGCAAGCAGCACATAGGGCACCAGCTCCGGAAGCTGATGACCCATTCCATTTCAATTTTGGCAGGTGAGAAAAATGACGGACGAAAACACGACAGGCGCAGTGGAAGACCCGAAGACGACAGGAACGCAGACCGCGCCAAACAGTGATGCAGTCGATACGTCCAAGTCTGGACCGATCGATACCGGCACTGCTGCGAAAACAGGCGCAACTGACACTGTCGCGGCTCCGGCCGGCGATGGCGAGTTGCAGGCGTTCCGCGAGAAGCTGGCGGGCGGCGATGAAGCGATCCTGAAGCAGCTCGGCCGATATAAGTCGATCGATGCAATTTCTCGCGGCTTCCGTGAGGCTTACAACACAGCGAAGAATGGCGGCCCTAAGCTGTCGGCTCTGTCCGAAAAATCGACGCCCGAAGAGGTGAAAGCCTATCGTGAAGCGATGGGCATCCCGGAAGATCCTACAGCCTATCCTGGCGACTTCCGCGAGGGGTATCAGGCAACGGAGGCTGACAAGGCGATCCTGGGCGACTTCAAGGCCGCTATGCACGCCCGGAACGTTCCGCCGGCCGCCGCATCGGCTGCTCTGGAGTGGTATCAGGACTTCGCCACGGCCCAACAGCAAGAGCTGGACGGCAACCTGGCAAAGGTCGCGAAAGAGACGCAGGCCGCTCTCCGCAATGAATGGGGCGGCGAATACGACGGCAACATCGGCGCAGCGCAGCAGCTCATGACGACGCACCTCGGCAAGGAAGGCTTTGAGGGAATGATGGGCCTCCGCCTGATGGACGGCTCCCGGCTTCAGGACAACATTGCATTCGTGAAGATGATGGCCCAGCTCGGCGCCGACTATTACGGCGGCAATGCCATCATGACCGGTGATGTCGAGACGACAGCGAAAACGGTTCAGGAACGCATCGACGAGCTTCTGTCTCTCCGTGTTTCCAATCCGGAAAAGTACAAGAGCGATGACGTGCAGCAGAAGATTACGAAGCTGTACGCGCAGCGCGACAAAATCAACGCCCGGAAATAGTCATTTCGGGATTTCGAGGCCCCTTTCCTTCAGCCAGTCCTCGAATGTGTAAGGGCTGCCCTCGGCTTCCCACAAAGCTCGATACGACAGGCCCCGCGCCTTCTTCTTGTTCCCCATCAACCATTTGTCGGCCCGCCTCCAGGTGCCGCCGACCTTATGGACTTTGACTGGGTAATTCTTCGGCCTCTTGAACATCGCAACCTCTCAACCTCGCGGGCTGAGGTTCTCGCGATACTAGAGAAAAGGCAAGGCCACCCGCGGCACCCCGGAAACGGCCCCGCACCCAAACCCCCCGAAAATTCAAGCTGATGCGACGCCCCGTTGAACGCAACGTAGCGGCCCCTTGCCAGGCGCGAGGCATCCCGCGAACGCACCAAACGGCACCCTGACCACGGCTGAGATCCAACCTCCCAACATCAATCAAGGACACGTCTATGTCGTACATGATTACGAAAGACCAGTTCGTTGATGAGTGGGTCGTCGCATTTCAGCGCGGCGAAACCTACCTCAAGGACTGCGTTACCAAGGAAGAAATGCTCTCCGGCCTGACTGCAAAGTTCGCTCTGCAGGGTGCTGCCGGCCGCATGACCACTCGCGGCACGAACGGCCTCATCCCAAGCCGTAACCGCACCGACACCCAGCCGACCGTTACCCTTGCTGAGAAGCACTCCAAGGAAACGCGGACGGGCTTCGATGTCTTCACCGCCCCGGCAAACCTGCGTGAAGCCATGCAGAATGCCGGCGCCAATGCTGCCGCTCGTGAAATCGACTACACCATCATCGATGCTCTGGCGACGGCGACCAACCAGTACGCAGGCGGTGCAGCTCAGACGCTCACTTACGGCAAGACCGTGGACGCGCTTTCGGAGCTTTTCGAAAACGATGTCATGTCGGGCAACGAAATCACCTGCCTCTGGACGCCGAAGGCCTGGGCGCGTCTGCTGACCTTCCAGCAGTTCGCTTCTGCGGACTACATCGAGTCCAAGCCCCTCGTTGGCTTGACGCTCGATCGGCCGAAAATCTGGCTCGGCGCCAAGCACATCATGCACAACGGTCTCCCGGGCAAGGGCACAGCAGCCGCCTCCAACTTCATCTTCGCGAAGCCGGCCGTCGGCCATGCCATCGCGCAGGACAATATCCAGGTTGGCGTCGGCTACAACGATGAGGACGATTACTCGTACTCGCGTCACACGATCTACGACGGCGCCATCATCCTCCAGCAGGCGGGCGTCATCGAGGTCATCACCGACGACACCGCAGCGTTCAGCTAAGGAGGCGCGCAAATGGCTTACGTATCTTCTGGCTTCAAGCTGCTTATGGGCGGCCTCTCCAACAGCTCCTGCAATATGTGGCTGCTGGATTCGACCGACGCAATCGCCACGGTCAACACGGCGAACTATGTGTCTGACGGCTATCAGAAGGGCGCACGGCAGGGCGATATCGTCTTTGTCCGCACGCGCGCTTCTCTGCCGGCGGGCGCTGTCTCTGCCATCAACATCTGCTTTGTCATCGATGAAGCAACCGGCACGGACGCTCTTGGCATTGACCTGACTGACGGCCTGGCCGTCACGGCAACTGATACCGACTAAGGTGTCAAACGGGCCTCGTTCCTTCGGGGCGGGGCCTTTTCCGTTTCCATTTCAATAGGTGAACCATGACCAGTATTCAAAAGCTGGCGGGCCATCGCTTCATGCAGGCTGATTACTCGATCGGCCGATTTGCTGCGACTGTTCCTGCTGAAACCACGCTCGAAGACGTTACGCACCCGGAATATTTCGGGAACCATCTGAACAGTTTGCGGGTGGGCGCCACGATCAGTGTTCTTTCCGATGACCACAAACTTGATTGCGACCTGCGCGTCCTGTCGGTGACCAAGACGTCGGCAAAGGTGCGCGTCCTCCGCGCCTATGACGAAAAGGTGGCGCCGAAAGTGAAGGACGCCGTCATTTCCGCCCCGGTGATCAGCCACGGCGGGCCGGTCCACAAGTGGCGTTTCATCCATAACGGCGAAGTCATTCAACACGGCTTCGAGTCGAAGGACGCGGCCGAGCGGGCTGCCGCGAAATACATCGAACTGCTGAAGGGCGAATAATATGGCCGACAAGCTACAGGTGTGGAAGCAGGCGCTTGTTCACCTCCAGAAAGAGACAATCACGACGCTGACCGATGATGTGCCGGCCGTTTACACGTTCGGTGCTGCGTGGGATGGCGTTGTCGAAGAGGCTTTCAATGCAGGTGACTGGAATTTTGCCAAGCTCTCTGTAGCTCTGTCGCTCAACACTACCGAAACACCGGCCGTTGGCTGGACGTATGTGTTCGACTATCCGGCGGACTGGATGCGGACTGTTGCGATCAACAGCAGCCCTGATTTCCGAACCCGTTTCTATGATTACGTCGACGAAAATGGCTTCCTGCACGCCAACACGAACGTTCTCTATCTGCGCTACATAAGCCGCGACAAGATGGACGATATCGCGTCCTGGCCGACGATGTTCTGGCGCTACGTCGCCGCGAAACTGGCCTACGACACCTGCGGCCGTCTGACCTCTGGCGACACGCTCGAGGACAAACTTGAAAAACGTGTGGACAAGGCGCTGCGCCAAGCAAAGAGCGTCGATGCTCGAAACGAGAATAACAAGGTCCTTAATCCCGGCTCGTGGCTCATGTCGCGCTATGGCGGTTATGGCCCTTGTGGCCGCAACGATGGCGGCACGCTGGTCGGGGGAGAAATCACCTTCCAAGAGGGTGACGTCTGATGCCTCGCGTGTCGGCGCCGGTTTATTCACTGAACGGCGGTGAGGTAGGAGACGAGGCGCTTTCTCGTCTCGACCTTGAGCGCCTCCAGTTCGCCGGATCGCTCTATCAAAACCTCCTCCCGCGCGTTATCGGCTCAATGACGCTTCGCCCCGGCTTGGAGTACATCACCGATATCGACTTCGGCGACGTTCAACTTCTCGAACACAACTATTCCGGCGGGTCCTCTCTGATCCCGATCCTTTCCCACCAGGCGATGCGTGTTATCAAGGACGACGCATTCGTGACTCGCTCTGCCGTCTCGACGACGGTCGCCAGTGGCGATTTCAGTTCGTTCGTGGGCTGGACAGACGCCAGCACTGGCGGGTCGTCCGCGACTGTTGGCACGGGCGACTTGCGTTTGCTCGGCACGACGCAGGGAACGGCCGCTGCCACGCAGACTATCTCGGTGGCGATAGCGGACCGCAATGTTGAACATGGACTTCGCGTCGATATCCAGCGCGGCCCGGTGACGGTGCGCCTGGGTTCCACTAGCGGAACGTCAGATCTTATCAACGCCGTAGACCTGGACGACGGCGTGCATTCCATTGCGTTCACCCCGACGACTGCGAGCATCTTTCTGGAACTTTCGAACACGGAACCCCGGCGGTCGCTTGTCGAGAGCTGCCAAATCGACAGCGCCGGGGCCCTGGTGATCCCGACACCGTGGACGAGCGGAGATCTGGCGGACAACGTCGTTCGCTACAAGCAGAACAAGGACGTTCTTTACGTAGCATCGGGCGTTTATCAGCAGCGCGAAATCCAGCGCCGCGGCGATACCTCCTGGGGTGTTCAGCGCTACAAGGTCGATGATGGGCCATTCATCACATCGGACGGCACCATTTCGCTTGAGCCGAACAAGCTTGTCGACGACGGCGGCGCAACGCTGACAGCGAATAAAGCGTTCTTCGAAAGCACGATGGTTGGGCGCTTGTTCCGCATCTTCCAGAGCGGCCAGACGGTCGAAGAGGATTTCTCGACAGATCCGGCCGAGGGAGACTTCATCAGAATTTCTGGCGTCGGTGCTGACCGTCGGTTTGCCTACGAGGTGAGCGGCACATGGTCCGGGACCGTCCGCCTTCAACTGGCGACGGATGACGGGTCTGGCAATCCTACGTCGTGGCTGGACGCCGTCGTGATTACTTCCAACGTTTCCACGACCTACACCGACAGCGATGACAACGTGATCAAGTACGCGCGGTTCGCGGTCAATTCTGGGGACATCAGCAGCGGGACGATCGAGACGCGCCTTGCATACAGCGGGGGCTCCAAGGCCGGCGTTGCCCGTGTGACCGGCTATACCAGCCCGACTGTCGTCAGCGTCGAAATCCTGAGCCGCTTCTACCGGCTTACCGCCTCGTTCGAGTGGGACTACTCCACGTGGTCGGATTATGACGGTTGGCCCGCCGCTGTGGATGTCTTCGGTGGCAGGGTCTACTGGAGCCTCTCAGATATGATCTATGGATCTGTTCCGGACGCCTTCAAGAGCTTCGATGACGAGGTCGAAGGCAATTCGGCACCTATCTCTCGCTCCATCAATGCGAGCTCGCAGCGCGGCATTCTGTGGATGTTGGGGCTTCAGCGGCTAATTGCTGGGACCGACGCGTCCGAGGTCTCCATTAAGGCTTCGAGCTTCGACGAGCCACTCACAGGCGATAGCTGGTTTCCTGTCGATGCGTCCACGCGAGGATGCGCCAACATCCGCTCCGTCAAGGCCGACAAGGACGGCATCTTTGTTCAGGCGTCAGGCACAAGCGCATTTCGAATAGCGCCGGACCCGCAGGGACTCGACTATTCGTCAAGCGACCTCATGGCGATGCACGAGGAGATTTGCGACGGGTGGGAGATTGTTGATCTTGCAGTCCAACGTAAGCCGGACACAGTCATTTGGTTCATCCTGGCAAATGGCGAAGCTCGTGCTCTGACTTACGAACCGGCTGAAAACGTCATTGGATGGTCTCGTGTCGTAACAGATGGGCTGTTCAAGCGGGTCGCGGCGATCCGTGGCGCAGGGCAGGATTCGGTCTACTTCGCGGTTGTCCGAAATGGTGCGCAGCGGCTTGAACGCCTAGCCAATCTGACTGAGTGCCGTGGCGGCACAATCAACTGCCTTGCAGACGGTTTCAGGCGGTTCACGGCGACGGCGGGGCAGACCGCGTTCTCGGTTCCGCATCTGAACGGTAAACAGGTGACCGTGTGGGTCAACGGGGCGGCCGTGCACGATCAGGAAGACCTCTACACCGTTGCCAGCAGCCAAGTTGTCCTGCCGGCTATGACCGGAGGAGAAAGCGTCGTCATTGGCCTTCCTTACACCGGCAAATGGCAGTCTACCAAGCTCGCGTACGGGGCAGCGAACGGTAGCGCTCTCTTTCACAAGAAGCGCGTCGCACAGCTCGGAATGGGGCTGACTAAGACCATGCTGGATGGGCTTCGGGTGGGGAATTCTTTCGAGAGCCTGAGGCGGCTGACGACGAACAAAGGCGATAAGCCTATCCCTGCCGGCTATCTGTTCGATGATTTTGACGCGGACATGATGTCAGTTTCAAGCGATTGGGACACGGACAGCCGCATATGTCTGGAGGCTCGGGCTCCATACCCATTCACGGCCTCGTCACTCGTCATGGATGTCAAGACGAATGGCTAAGATCACCCCAGCCACAGACATTGATTTCGCCCGCTACTACGGCGGGGTCCAAGTAGCCGGTCGCTGGGTCGGTCGAGCAATGTGGCGCGGCCGGATGATTGCCGGTTTCGGCGGCCTTATCGAGACCGAGGAAGGGGAATGGGTGGCCTTCCTCGAAGTTCCTCAGGAAGAGCGCAAACCGCATATCTATCGCCATGCTCTGGCGGCATTTGCTGATGCTCAACGAGAGGGCGCCCGTGTCATCAAAGCGTGGTGTGACGTTACCATCCCCGGCGCTGAAAGGCTGATGAAAAGGCTCGGGTTCAGCCCGACGCAAGAAATCATGGACGATAAGGTGGTGTGGAAATGGGAGCTTTAGCACCGGTTCTCGGCGTTATTGGGAAGGTCGCCGCTGTTGGCGGGACCCTTCTACAGGTCGCCGGCACCATGCAAGCCGGCCGCGAGCAGGAAGCGCGTTTTCAGTACGAGCAGAAGGTCCAGGAGCAGCAGGCCGACGAAGCGCAAGCAGCTAGTCAGCGTGACGCGGCAGAACGCCATCGCGAAGGGCAATTCCTGCTTTCACAGCAGCGGGCCGCAATCGCCGGTTCTGGCGGGAGCGTAGCGGAACCGTCCGTCATCGATCTGATGGGCGACACTCAGGAGCGGACCACTCTTGCCGCGCAGACAGACATCTACAAGGGACAGCAGCAGGCGCGCGGTTACAATGATGCGGCAAAGGTCGCCGGTATTAACGCCAGCAACGCAATGAGCGCAGCCAGGCTGCGGGCGGGAGCATCGCTCTTCGCTGGCGTTTCCGACATGTACAGCCGGTTCGGGCAGCAGGCCATGCAGTCCCGCACATCAACCGGCGGCACGGCTCCGCTTTACGGCTGAAAGAGATAGATGGTTACGATACCCACCTCTCGTGATGTGTCCTACGTCGGGTCCCGATCGGGGCGCATCGCGCCCTCCGGGCCCGCTGTAAGCGTCGGCGCTGCAGTCGCGGATGCCGGCCAGGCATTGACGCATGTCGCGTACAACCTCAACGACCTTGCTGAGCAGGAAGCTATCGACACTCGAAACAAGGCCGGATTCGATCTTGAAACGAAGATTGCCGAGTTCCGGGACCGCGAAGAGCAGGCCTTCAACAAGGCCCAGGAGGAGGCGAGCGAAAGCGGGATAGGTTTCACCCGGCAGTTTATCGAAGGCTACCAGAAGCGCGCCAACGATTTCGTCAAAACCAATTTCGCCGGCGTGTCAGAAGGCCAGAATGCGCAGTCTCGTCAGTCTCTGCTGGGCCTCGGCAATAGCCTTTACGACAAGGCGTATTCCTACGAGCAGCAGGCCAAAACGAATTTTTACGACCGCACTACGAACAAGGGCCTCGATACCGTCCGAACCCAGATCAAGAACAACGCGGCGCCTTACGAGGAGCTGAAGCGCCAAGGCCTCGCCGCGATCGATGCGGCCGATATGCCGGAAGCGTGGAAGGCGGAGCGGCGGGCGCTGTGGGAGTCGGATGCTGCCGAAAGCAAATGGCAGTGGAAATTCGCGAACGACCCACAGGCCGCCATTCGCGAGATCAAGGGGCAGCCGGGCGGAAATGTCGTAGACAAGATTATCGGCGTCGAGAGCGGCGGCTACGCGGCTGCCAAGAATCCTAATTCATCCGCAACCGGATCAGGCCAGTTCATCGCCTCGACCTGGATGAACATGATCCGTAAATATCGCCCGGATGTTGCGGAAGGGAAAAGCACGCCCGAAATCCTCGCGCTTCGCAATGACCCATCCTTGTCGCGTGAGATGACGGCCGCCTACACGTCCGAAAACGGCGAGTATCTCAAGAATCAGGGCATCGAGACGACCGACGGCAACTTGTATCTCGCGCATTTCCTCGGTCCTGGCGGGGCGTCTCGCGTCATTAAAGCCGATCCATCTGCGCCGGTCGCGAGCATCATCGGTCAGGACGCGGTCAATGCTAATCCCTTCCTCAAGGGCAAGACGATTGCGGATCTTCGTGCATGGTCCGACAAGAAGATGGGCGGCACGGGCGTCTCGACCGAATACGACGCCATTCCCTACGAGCGCCGGCAGCAGCTGGCGGCGCAGGGGGAGACTGAATATAGCCAGCAGATCACGAGACAGCGAGCGGCTGCCATGGATGGCTATAGCCTGCTGATCGCCACGCAGCCGGAGAGGGTCAGTGAAAGCACGATTTTGCAGGACCAGACGATCGATCCCGGCGACAAGGCGCAGCTAATTACGTCTCTCCGTTCGGCCATGAAAGAGAATGCGGGCGTCAATCAATTCATGGGTGCGCTCGCTGAGGGGAACGTCTCCGTAAACCCGTTTAGTGCTGATCAGGTGAAGGTCGCAGACAAGGGCTATGACAAGCTGATGTCCGCCACGGGCAGCGCAGAAGAGCAGAAGGCCGTCACATCCGATTTCGTCGCACGAACCGGGTACATTCCCAAGAAGGTGCAGGCAGAGCTCCGGAATGGCGCGTCTTCCACAGATCCGGCCGTTGTCGCGCAATCGATGGAAGCCGGCCTCGTGCTGTCAAAGAACGCCCCGGTATCGTTCGGCGCATTTGACGGCTCTGATGCTGTCCGCAGCAAGATGGATGTCTATCGAGCCTATACGCGTGATATGGGCTATTCCCCTGAAGAGGCGGCGCGCAAGCTAATCGACGCGAATGACCCTGAGAAGGCGACACAGCGCGAGGCGCTGCTCAAATCGAAAACAGTGGCCGACGCTCTCAAAGCGGTCTCGTCCGACACGATAGCGTCGTCCTTCGATAACAGCCGCCTTGGTTTGGCGCCGAATCCGTCCCTCGGGCCTAGCCCAGCCGCTGAAGCTGCGATGCTGGCCGAATATCGATCGATCTACCAGGAAGCAATTGTTGAGACTGGTGGCGACATGGTTGCGGCCAAGGTTGCGGCTGACGAGCGTTTCAAGCGCTCCTATGGCGTCACGCAGTTCTCGACGATTGGGAACAACGTCGTCGTCAAGAACCCTCCCGAGAAGGCGTATCCGCCGGCGCCTGATGGCACCTTCGATTACATCCGAGAGCAGTTGGCGGAAACGATGAAGGGGCAGGGCATCGAGGCTGAAGAGTTCTTCCTGCACCCGGACGAACTGACGGCTCGCGACATCCGCGCCGGTCTGCCCCCGCGCTATGTGGTCCTGTACCGCAAGGACGGGAAAATCGAGCGCTACAACGTCCCGTTCTACGCCGACACGACGGAAATGAAGAAGCAGTATCAAGACAAAGAGGCGAACAGCATTCGCCAGTCTGAGGGACGCATGATTGAAAACCGTGAGCGTGCGATCCGCGAAGGCGATGCGGCGCAGGACGCACTTGATAGCACTATGGGTCCAGACTGGATGAAAGCTCGCGCCGCTGAACAAGCACGTGAGCGCGTTCGCCAGGACGAAAAGTTACGCCGTGAAGATTTTGACCCTGGCCCGATCAACGGCGGCGGTGGAGGCGGCTACTGATGCCCCTGGATTTCACGCGCGCACAGCCTGAAGCCGCGACGGTGGGGATTTCGGACTATGACAGACCGGACCCGGCGTTCATGGATACGCTCTCTGCCGCGTATCGCCAGGAAAACATCATCGGATCTGCTTTCACCAATGCGCGGATCAACCTGGCGGCCGGCGACGTCAATTCGATCGATCCCGAATACAACGTCTTCGAGGACCTGAAGGGATACGAAGATTATGCAGATCGCTTTGAGAACGTATTTAGCAAGCCCGCCGCGGACGCAAAAAAGGCGCAGATCGATCAGGAAAAGCGCGACCGTGAGACGTTAGCAGCTAGCGGCTGGACCGGTGTTGGTTTGTCGATGGCCGCAGGACTGACCGACATTCCGACGCTCATCCCTGGCGGCGCTTTCGTCAGGGCTGGAAAGATTGGCTATTCCGGGCTGCGCTCTGCCGCGTCTGTGGGGGTCGCCGCCGGCGTAGGCGCTGCAGCGCAAGAGGCGGGATTGCAGGCCACGCAGGAACTGCGCACCCCAGCCGAAAGCGCGCTTGCTGTGGGCGGTTCTGTCATCCTTGGCGGCCTTATTGGCGGCGCGGGCGCTAAGTTCTTCAGCAAAGGTGAGTGGGACCGTGTGAGCAAACAGCTCGAAGCGGATTTAACCGACGACGTTCCAGACCTCGTCGAAGTCACGAACAGCATTGTGAGCCGGATGCAGGCGGCCGGCGCTGAATCTGTCGAGGAGCTTGACCTATCCGACCTCGGCATCGGGGGCCCGAAAGCCGCTGACTTGCTTGCAAGAGCCACGGCGGCGGCGCGCATCAACCCGGGCATTCAGACGATGCTGTCGCCCTCCGTGAAGGTCCGCGAAATCTACGGCAGGCTCGTTGATAACCCGATATACACGACCATGAACATGGAAGGCCGGTCGCTCGGGGCAGATGTTGAAAACTCGGTGAAGCTCTACGAACGCGGCGCGGTTGGAACCTGGCTTGGCAATTCGCGTCAGATATACCGAGAAGCCCGCAACGCTGGCTATACCGGATCGCGCACAGAGTTCTATCAGGCCATCGCTCGCGCCGGCCGCCGGGGTGATGTTGACCCTGACGGAAACGAGTTCGTAACGCGGGCCGCCCAAGAGGCTCGGGCCACTATATTCGATCCGCTGCTCGAGCGCGCGAAAGAATTGAAGCTTCTCCCGGACGACGTGAAGACGACGACGGCAGCAAGCTACGTTACCCGCCTGTGGAACCGTCAACGCCTGATCGGGGAAGAGGTGCGTTTCCGTGACATCGCCCGCAAGTATTTCAACGAAGAACTAGACCGTGCCCTCATCCGGCAGGAAGAGCGTAAACTCGGCAACAAGATTGTCGAGACGATGTATGTCGAGGATCGTTTCAACAAAGCTTTCGAGCGTCTCTCCAATATCGAAAAGCGGCTTTCTGACCGCGCCAGGGTTCGCGGCGGCAAGCTCTCGCGAGTGCAGGCGGAAGAGGCGCGCCGTTTCGATGTCATGCAGAAGCGTGCACCTCGGCCTGTCGTCGTCGCTCTGCGCGAGGGGGCGGAAAACGACTCCTTGGTCAAGACCGTTCGCGAAGCTCGATCCGCTGAAAACGTGAAGCGCGCAAAGACGCCCGTGCTATCGGTTCTGAAGAAGCGTGGCGGTGTTCGGCTCGGCTCACCTCTGGCCGGCGAGCTGGACGCAATCGGCGTCAATCCGAAGACGGTTCCCGGGCTGTTCAAGAAGGACGGTGGGCGCGGCGCTGCTGATAACATAGTTGCTCGTGAACTCGACCTTTTCGACAACCTGCCGACTGACGAAAACGGCTACGTGCTCCAGGACTCCATCATTGATGCTATCCGTGCCGAGATGGCGGGAGTCCCGATCCGTTCGAGCGCGGATGAAGCGGAATTGGCCGACGCAGAAGCGCTCAGCGAAAACGCGCGCCTCTGGCTGCAATCGATCGGCCTTCGCGAGAACGCCACGATCAAGGAAATCCGAGAGCATTTGAACGAAACGCTCGGCCGTGAAAATCTCCTCGATGACGTCGATATGAAGATCGGCCGCCTCAATCGGGAAATCGAGGAGTTCGACCAAGCAACCGACGCGATCAAGAACGAGCAGATCATATCGGACGCTGAGGCCCGGAAGGTCGCTGAGGAGCTGCGCACGCTCGAAGATGAAATCAATGCGAACGTGGATTTGGCGAAGTCGTCGCCAGCAATTGCTCGCATGGTGGACTACGCCAAGGCCCGCCGCGAATACGGGGACGCTCGCTATCAGCAGATCCGCGTCACGAACCGTCTCGAAGCACTGAAGCTGGTCGACTCTGAAGGCCGGCTCACGCCCGAACTTGAAGCCGAAATGGCAAAGCTCGCGAAGGAGTCGAAGGAAATCGAGGAGCGGATCGCCAAAGCTACGGGGAAATCTGACAAGCTGAAGAAGATACTTCCGAAGCAGAAGCAGGATATTCCCGATTTCGTCAGCCCTGAGGATCGCGACGACTACATCAATGAAATCGTGGACTCGGTTTTCAACAATCTGACCGGCCGGGGCCAGGGCGATATTCCTGAATGGATTGTTCCGGTCACTCGTGGACCGCTCAAGGAGCGCACGTTCAATATTCCTGACGAGCGTGTCGAGGATTTCCTTGAGAATGATATGGAGCTGGTGCTGCGCCGCTATGCCCGCACGATGGCGGCTGAAGTCGAGTTGGCGCAGAAGTTCGGCCGCGCTGATATGCGGGAGCAGTTCGAGGAAATTACCCGCGAATACTCGGACCTTCGCAAGGCCGCCAAAACCGATGCGGAGCGTGAAAAGCTGAATGCTGCGGAAGCGCGCGACATTAAGAATCTTACCGCTTTCCGGGACATGATCCGCGGCACCTATCGCGCCGCTGAGGAGGGCAGCGATTGGAGCAAGATAACTCGCGCTGCGCTTACCTGGAACTATGTCCGGCTCATGGGCGGCGTCGTGATGACGAGCCTGACGGATGCCGTCAACGTGCTCGGCAAATTCGGTATGCGCGCAACGATGAGCGAAGCACTGCCGGCGCTCGTCAGCGGCACCAAGGCAGCTAAGATTGCCAGGCAGGACGCTCGCGAACTTGGTGTGGTCGCAGAGCGCGTATTGCAGTCGCGCCTTGCCTCGCTCGCGGATCTCCAGGACCCGTACCGTTACGGCTCCACCTTTGACCGCTTCCTGTCCAACACCTCCAACGCGTTCACCAAAGCAACAGGCCTTGGTCTGTGGAACGACACCCTGCGCACGATGGTCTCCGTCATGTCTCAGAACCGCATCATGCGTGTTGCGCTCGATTGGGATAATGCGGCCAAAGAGGAGAGGGCCTATCTTGCCATGCTCGGGATAGATGAGCGGATGGCCGAACGGGTCGCCACTCAATTCCGCAGGCACGGCATCGAAGAAGAGGGCATCTACGGTGCCAATGCCTCGGCTTGGGATGACGATCTAGCCTATCGCACCTGGGCGGCCGCGCTCAACAAGGACGCGGACCGCATAGTCATCATCAAGGGAGTGTCGGACAACCCGCTCTGGATGAAGACGAACCTCGGCAAGCTGCTGTTCCAGTTCAAGAGCTTCGCCCTTGCAGCACATCAGCGTATTTTGCTTGCCGGCCTTCAGGAGCGCCCGCACCGACTGGCCGAGCAACTCGTCTTCGCTACAGCGATAGGCATGATGATTTCCTACCTGAAATACATCGAACGCGGTGATTTCGATGAAGCACAGCGGCTCCTGGATAATCCCGGGCTGTGGGTTGCGAACGGCCTTGATCGCTCGGGCGTGCTTGCAATCCCCTTCGAGATTTCCAACACAGTCGAAAAGATTGGCTTGCCCGGACTCATGACCGCTGCTCAAGCGGTTGCCGGCGATGAAGACAGGGGCGGCTCTGCTTCACGATACGCCAGCCGCGGCAAATTCGGCGCCCTTGCTGGTCCGAGTGTCGGGGCTTTCGAGGACCTCGCCGAAATCCTTCGTCAGGTGGCCGAAGGCGATATCAAGAAATCCGGGGCGAATGCGGTAATCCGCCAACTGCCGGGCGCCACGCTTCCAGGCGTCCGGTCCGCTATTCACATTGGCCTCAAGCCAGCGTTGGCTGAGGCTGTCGACTAAATCGGGTCATTTGGCACGCACATAATCTGTTCGGCCGGTGGCTGGTTGTTGCGGACCGCCTGATAGGCGGCGCTTTCCTGCCGGGTGCGGCAAATGGGCCGCTGAACAATATCGTAGCCCTTGGCCGCCAAGCATCGCTGAATAAACCTGTCGCGAAGTCCTTGGTTCGCATCCGAGCTCGTTACCGATCCAGGGACATTCACTTCGCCTACGCGATTGCAAGACGTGTAGTTGCCTATCGTTGAACACTGAAGCGTGCCCGGATTGTAGTAGCCCGGATTGGTGTGAATCTGTGTCGACTCCGGCACTTGTTGTAGGCCTGCTATCCGACATTCATCAGCTGCAAGCTGTCGTTCACCAAGTGATGACCCGGTCCTGTGAAGGACATCCACAGGTCCAGACACACACCCGGCCAGCAGCGCCGCAAGTGCGATAGCGCATCTACGCATAAGAATTCCCCCGAAGCCCACTCGCGGCGATCAAATCCCAAACATATCCACAACGCAAGGCTGCTGCGCGGCCTTTTTGCCTATCGAGGTAAATGCATGTCGACAGAATTCAACGACAGCCAGCACTACGGCTTCTTCATGACCGGTATGAAGCTGACTTCAGAGACAGGGAAATACCTGAGGCAATCCGAGCTTACGCTTGCCGCCCTGCGCGCTGCGGGATTTCTCGACAACATGATCGATGGAACGTCCCCGCCTTCTGATCTGTCGCAGTTGTGGCTGGACAAGAACACCGATCCTGCTGTCCTGAAGGAATGGAACCCGATCGGAGCGGTGTGGGAACAGGTTACAAGCCAGACGCTGTTTGGCCGCGTTCCGTGGCGCGGGGGATGGGACAGTTCGGCAATCTACCGACGCGCCGACGTGGTCAGCTACGGCGGTCGTATCTGGATCGCCGTCCAAACGAGCCAGAATCATCCGCCTGCAGAAGACGCCTATTGGGATCTTTTCCTTGAGAGCGCTGCCGACGACTCGGTCGGTACCTCTGCGTTGCAGGATGGCGCCGTCACCAGAAGCAAGCTTTCGGGTGCGGTGCAGGCAACACTTCCGCAACTGTCTGCCGAAACGATGCTTGTGGATAACGCGGACGGTAGCGCACGCGAGGCGAAACCATTTGATGCAGTTCGGCAGCTTCTTGGGCTCGGTGACTTCGCGCATTCCGTCGTTGACTTCATCCCGAACTATGACCCCTCGGCCTCAGCAACTAGGGTTATCATCGACGGCAGCACCGAGAACGGCGGAAGCCCGGTTTATCATCGCCATTTCGGGACGATTGAGACCGACAATATCGGCCGTCTCCATGTCCTCTATCGACGCGCCCTCGGTCACGCCACTTATTTTGAAGGTGGCATCTACGGCGTTTATCTGGAGCACAACGGGCAGCAGCGCTCGGCAGAGCGCCAAATAGTAGCCCCGGTTGCCGGGTACGACGTCAGCGACCCGCGTTTACTTAAACTGCCAAACGGCGATTTGCTTCTTGTGTGGCAGGAGCTGCATTTGGCCAGCCCTGGCCTAGCCGATCAGGCCGTATTCAAGGGCAAGGTGTCGAAGGACAACGGCGAAACATGGTCTGCCGCTTGGACGATATTCACGAGCGGCGACGGATACTGTCGCCTCTTTGGTCCTCTGAAACTTATTCAGGATTACGGCGCTGGCGGACGCTGGCGGATCGCGATGACTGTATACCTCCGGGTATTCAGCCCCAGCACGACACTGCACACTGCAGTTTTCTATTCAGACGACGGCGGCCAGACGTTTGCCGAAGGCACGCCGGTCTACTCCGGGTCGCTCCAGTACAACGAGACTGCCGTAGCGTGGGCGAATGCGTCGGCGGCCTTGGCCATCATGCGCGTCACCCCATCGGACGGCTTCTATATCAGCAAGACAACAAACGGCGGCGCGACTTGGAGCGCTCCAGTAAAAATGGTGGCCATCGAAACGGCCGCCGTAGCGCCGTCGCTGGACGTGATAACCAAGAATGGCGTGCAGTACTTCCTGCTTGGCTACTGTGATCGAACCGACAACGTCACTAAATGGCGATGGGAAACGGCGACGAAGGCGCTGTCTACACCAGCGTCGGCGTTTTCTGGGAACGCTAAGATTACGTCTGCAGCCGACATGATCGAGGCTTCGGGATATCAGGCCGTGAAGGTCTTCCCGGCGGGCCAGATGCTCTTCGTTGAGTTCAAGGAGTACGCCTACAACACGGCCATTTCCGACCCCGTCGGCACAGATGTCCGCCTTGTGTATGCCAATCCTCTTAGCTGGCTCGGTGGCGAGGAAGCATTCACGCCAACGATTGTCGGCGCCACAACTCCCGGAACTCCGACCGGAACGTTTACCGGAACCATCGAGAAAGACGCGACCGGGCTTGTCCATTGGACGGCACGCATCGCTCTGACCTCGAAAGGAGGCATGGCGGGGCAATTGAAAATCGGCGGGTTCCCATACCCAAACAGGGCCGGAACCCGCTTCCGGTCAGGGGCGCGCGTCAATTTCATGTCTGGCGTCACTCTGCCAAACTACGGACAACCGTTCGCGTTCATGGCGGCCAGCGCATCAACTGTCGATCTTTGGCGGTCGAACGCAGTCGGCACCGATACGACGGGCATCGCCAACTTTGACGCATCGCAGATTGCAGACAATGGCGTTATGGAGCTTTCCGGCCATTACTGGACCGACGTTTAGGCCAACAACGCATTGGTTCCCGCCCGTTCTCACGGCTTCACTATACTCAGTTTTGGTGAACCGCTGGGAACCGCGGGGGCTGGTCGAACGGCTGGTCGAGCGGCGTGCCGTAATGGCAGCCTTTGGGGCGGTTCAACCGGTGTTTTGAGGGTTTTGTTGTGTGCATCGCAAATAAGACTTGCTTGCGCCCAGCTGGAGCACAAGACAAGGCTCGGTCCGGTGTTGATGTAATATCCGGCGTCGGTTTTCTTTATAGTCCAGGTCATATTTGCCAGCTTATGTTTCAGAACACCTGCTGAAAGAGGGCAGGTGTGGGTGGAGGGAAGGTGACGCGGACAATATTAGGCAGGAGCCGTAGTGGCCGAAAGATGAAGCGAAACTCTTGTTGGCGCTTAAATTTGGGAGGTTTGTGAAAAGGTGAAAAGGCCACAAAGTCCTCATTATCAAGCTCGATTGGTCTCTTAGTATACTCCACTCTGGAGAAGTAAACCTCGTTGAAGAGTCTGGTGATCGGCTGATCATCGACCCGACCTGTTTTCATTAAGTGGTCAACGAATGCAAGCGGGTTAGGAAAATATAGGCAGGCATCGTAACGAGACGCCGGCGGCGCATCGTGGCACATCGCCTGTCTCGCGCTTTCGAACGGCTCGTGTGAAAAACATAGCGCATAGACGTCTGGTTCGGAGCGTATTATGCCAACGTTCCTTATCGATATGTTCTTTGCGTCCGGTGCAATACGACCCCCGGCCCGACTGATCTTATCTGCCTGCCTGCGGTCCTCAGGTGAAGGATTTTCAGGCAGGTGAAACGAGCCGATGAAGTACTCGGCGAGGTTTTCTTTCCGGTCTGCGATCCACTCGTCGCCCTCAAATGAACGATAGTGAGCGACGGAAGTAAGTTGAACCGAGCCTTCTTGCCAAAAGTGAACATGCTCCTTTCGGAGAAATTTATAGAGGGGCTCGACATCTGTCACCATCTAGGCGTGTGTCCTCTTGAGTTGAACCATCAGTCTGGATGATCAAGATTGAGAGAGAGTTACGAGGCTTGGTCGACATCTGGCACAACAGCATGATCCACGTTGAAGGCTTCGAGGGGACAAGAGTTCGCTCGTCCGTTGTCTCAAGCGTGCGCTACTGCAGTTCTCGGCGGCCGAGCAAGTAGCCGCGGCCGAATGAGGCCGTTTAGCTCCCCATCAGCGTAAGACCCAATCCAAGCCCCGCCATCGATCTGGGTTTTTCTTCTCCAACAACAAGGTGAACCATGGACAAGACCGTGCCCCCCGGCGCGGCGATCCTGCTTGACTTCATCCGCGAGACGGAAGTCGGCAAGAGCGACCGCGCGTCCTATGACGTGATCTACGACAATAAGCAGCACAAGCTGAAACAGCCGCTCACGACGATGAACTACGGCGATATCGTTGATGCGCAAAAGGCCTGGTCGAAGAACCACGGCTCTAGCGCGGCCGGCGGCTATCAGTTCATGCGGGCGACCTTGATCGGCATCGCGAAGGAAATCCCTTCGATCAGCGGCAAGGATATCTTCACGCCGGATCTTCAGGACCGTCTTGGCTACCATCTGCTGAAGCGCCGGGGATATCAGGAGTTCGTGACCGGCAACATGATGCTGGAGGACTTCGCACGGCGCCTTGCGATGGAATGGGCGTCTTTCCCCGTCCTGGCCGCATGCAAGGGCTCGCATCGCATGGTCAAGAGGGGCCAGAGCTTCTATGCCGGCGACGGTCTCAACAAGGCGCTCGTTGCTCCTGAGAAGGTCGAGGCCGTCCTGAAAGAGGTACTGGAGGTCGCCCGCCGGCCGGTGGACATTCAGCCAAAGCCCGAAGCCCTTGAACCAAACCGAACCAAACCTACGCCAAAACCGGCGCCAAAGGGCGGCGTCGCTGCCCTCCTTGCGGCCGCGGCCCTGGGCCTCTGGGCGTGGTTAGCTTCAATCCCTTGCAACCTCTTCGGCGCCTTCTGCGGGTGATGATTATGGCCGTCTGGATAAGAATTGCTTTGTACATGGCCGCCGGCTGGCTTTACGGCTCGGGGCTGATCGGTGAGGAGGTCAAGGATCTCGTGACGACCGACCCTCTTTTGGTCGAGAGCATCGAGGCTGGCCTATCGATCGTCATTGCCGCCGTCTCTGTCATCTGGTGGCGCCTGGCTAAGCGGCTGGGGTGGTCGACATGATAGGCCTCTTGAGCGTGCCGAAGCTGGTGGCCGCAATGGCGCTTGGGATGGTCGTGGCGGGCGTCCCCGCATACTTCCAAGGTAAAACTCACCAGCGCCAGGCCATGGCAGTCGAGGCGCTGGAATCCTCCGTCAACATCCTGCGCAAGAAAGGCGCGATTGACAATGAAGTGTCTTCTGCTTCTGCCGCTGATCTGTGTGGCTCTACGGGCTGCCAGACGACGAAGAGCGCGAGTGTGTGCGACGGGTTCAAACCCCTGCGACCGAAACTGGAAACGACGGTCTACATCCTCCAGAACGATAGGCCATTTGGGAACGACGTGGCGGCGCATAACCGCCTCATGAAATCTCTGAACTGCGGCGGGGCATAAATGGACATCATACGCGACTGGTGGGCGCAGATTCTAACCGGAGTAGCTATCTTGGCATGGGCTTTGAGGATCGAGCATCAGACAAAGGGTAACGCCTCGGAGATACGGCGGCTCTGGCATCAGCGCTCGGAAGATCTAGCCGCCCATAAAGAGGCGAGAGAGGCAACGAATGAAATGCTGGCCGAAGTCCGCGCCGACATCAAGACCCTCCTATCCCGAATGGGGAAGTAGGCGCGAGGGGGAGGCATTGCGGCGGTGACCGAGACCTACAGCCTGGTGCGCATCCATTCCTCGTTGTCGAACATGCATTGCAGGTCCTCGGGCGCCATGCCCGGCCATTCGCATCTCAGGACAGCTTCGTAACACGCCTCGACTTCAAGAGCTGCCGCCCTTGCCGTATCTGCCTGCCCGTTCGGACGTTTCCATCTGCTCGCGTTCTTTGCCCAATGCCAGCACATAAACCAGTTCCACCAGCCCATGTGATACCAGTGGATGTGTGCGAATTTCCGATCGCCATCGAAGCCGGTAAAATGTTTCGGGTGATCCGCCCAGGTCTGCCGCCATTTGTATTTCGGTTTGGGGAGATCGGACACGGCTGATCCTCCTCGTTTGAGGTTGCAACATTCGCCCCACTTTGTGGAAATGCCCGAACCGCCATCGGGCTCGTTCTCAATATGTTCTCTACCTACAAAGAGTCAATTCGGCTTTTCTCGGGCCTGTGCGTTAATGGCCTGATGGCCAAAGCATCCTCAAAGAAGCCTCGCGATATCGCTCCGACCGATCCTATGCCCGCGCGCGTCGATCCCTGCCTTGCAACCCTCGTGGATAAGCCGCCGAAGGGGCCCGACTGGGCCTACGAGGTAAAGTGGGACGGTTATCGGATCGCCGTGCACGTCGAGCCCGGCCGGGTGAGGGTGCTCACGCGCGGCGGCTATGATTGGACGGAGCGCTTTCCGACGATTGTCGACGACGCGCGGCGCCTTGCCGTGAAGACAGCCATCCTAGACGGTGAGGCCGTCGTGCTCGACGACAGGGGCCGCTCGGATTTCGGCATGCTGCAGCGGGCGCTCGGGCGCTTGCCGTCCGCGGTCGAAGCCGGGGCCATCGTCTTCCATGCCTTCGATCTTCTCTATCTCGACGGCCGCGATCTACGCCGACTGCCGCTGCGCGAGCGCCGGCGGCTGCTGGAGCCGCTTCTTGCCGGCCGTGAGGGTGCAATCCGCCTGTCGGAAGAGGTCCAGGCGGATGGGGACGAGTTCTTTCGCGTCGCCTGCGCGCACGGGCTCGAAGGCATAATCGCCAAGCACATAGAGAAGCCCTATCGCAGCGGTCGGGGCGAATGGTGGCAGAAGATCACCTGCAAGCGCCGGGATAGCTTTGTGGTGGTCGGCTTCGAGCCTTCTACGGTGCCTGGTCATCTCGGCCGGCTGCTGCTGGCCGCGCGCAAGGACGGAGCGCTGGTTTATGTCGGCGGCTGCGGCACTGGCTGGTCTAATGAGCTTTCGCGGGAACTGCGCAAGCTGCTCGAAGGAATGGTGACGAAAGCGCCTGCCGTGGCGCTCAAGAGGAAAGGCGCCGTGTTCGTCGAGCCGGTGCTGGTGGCCGACGTCGAGTATCGCGCCTGGACAGATGACGCGAAGCTACGGCATGCGGCGTTCAAGGGCATCAGAGAGCGGGCAGATGACGCGACTGTATATGATCTTTCCGCTACCTAGTCAGGTTCCCGTCCACGCTCCCGGCCCTAAATCATTTCTTCTTCCGTGCGGCTTCTTCTCTCTTCATCCGCTCCCTGAGTTGTAGAAGTTCCGTAGTGTCGCGTCCGATCGATGGCTCTCTTCTCTTCTTCGAAGTCTTCGCCGGGGCTTCTTTTTTCATCCGATCTAACCGCTTCAGAAGTTCTTCATAATCGCCGCCAGGCCTATATGGTGCAGCTCGGGGTTTCGGCTTCGATGCCTCCAGAATGGCTTCAACGTCTGCTGGCAGCAGAAACATTCGATTTCCAAAAACACGGCACGCACCTAACTCACGCGCCATCTGCCGCACTCTGCGAGGTGAAACGCCGAAGTGTTGCGCCACCTCCTCTGGAGTTCGACCATCGGGCAGACGAGAATTCTCTACTGGTGTGCTCTCGTCTTTCTCGGGTAGATTGTTGTCTACAGGCATGGGTACTTATCCCTGTGTGCGCGCTGGTCTCGCATCGCCTTAGCCCCGGCTTTAGTCAACCAGATTTGGTCTGGGTGACCGTACCGGTCGGTTTCCGAGCTGGCCTGGACAAAGCCGCGTTCTTCCAGTTTCTGTTGCGTGTGGTGGCCATAATCCTTCAGAGCGTACCAGTCGACCCTAACCTCGGCGCCGAGCGCCATCAGGTGGTCCATCGCCTTCCGCTCCCTCCAGTTTAGCGGCGGTTGAATGGGCTCGGGCGGGATGTCTCCCCAAGGAATGTCCCAAGCCGGGTCTCGCTCTGGTTCCGGTGCGCTCGAAGAGGTCTGCGTTACCGAACTAGGATGCAGCCGGATCGTATATCCCTCCGCTTCGACTTCTATCGTTATGTTGTTCCGTTTGACGACAGCGGCCAAGCGATTAAGTTCGGCTTGTTTGATGAGCGCGCGCTTGGTCATCGTTTGGGCCGACGCTTTTGGCGCAGTTCGTGTCTCAGCGCAGCGAAGTCTGCAATCTTGAAAGCCGTGGATGATTTGGTGGTTGCAGGTGCTCGCTCCCTTATCTCCGGCGCTACGCGACGAGACTCTATGAACGCTGCTATATCGGCAGGCAGGTAGCGTCTCGTGGGCCTTTCGCCGAGGCCGATATTTACGAAAGCCAGATAACCAGCATCCGCTAGATCCCGGAGTTGGCGTGTCGATATAGCAAGGAATTCCGCTGCTTGCTCGGGAGTTAGCAGTCTCTCGGTGGTCTGGCTCATTCCTTGGTCGCCTTTAGTCGCAGCCGTTCCGCCTGCTCCGCTTCCTTCTGCTTCCTTATTTCATTGTTCGCGATCCATCGCGCGAGTTCCGCTTCCCCGGCTTCCTCCCTCGACATTTTTTGAACCTGCGGTGGCTGAAATGGCATTACTCGGACAATCGCTCCGTCACGCTCAATCTCCACGGCAACACCTTCGGAGTTTGCGACTCCCGCCATACGCTTCAACTCAGCGGTAGATATGAGGGCCTTTCGCGTCATGCTGATGCACGCCTTCCGAACGCTTTCATTTGCTGCCGCCCTCGCGTTCGAAGCGGTCCACCTCGTCCCACGCTATCCGTAGAAGTTTGCCGCCAAGCCGGAAGGCTCTGATTTCACCACGCGCGATCAGGTTTCTTACGTGTCGTTCCGAGCATTCCCAATGCTCAGCAAGCGATTTTGGCGAGAAAGGCCGGCGTTCGTCATCGGCAACTATCATTGGCGACACTCTCAGAGGCTTTGTGGGACGGTCCCACAGTTCCCGAGGCCGCTTGGCTGTGTCAAGGCCGCCGTTTACCCACCAGGCGCACTCCTGGCTGCCCGTGATTGAGAAATTCAATCCCTTCCTCTTCTAGGACCCGCTGAACGTTCTGCACGTTCAGCGCACGCCCGGCTATTTGCCCGGCTCCGGCCGCTTCCATATTGCGAATGGTGTTCACATTCACCCCCGCTTTCTCCGCCACGTCCTTTTGCTCAAGGCCCGCTAAAGCCCTCGCTGCCTTGAGCTGATTGCCTGTTGTAAGCATCGGAATGTCCTCTTTAAAACCTAATAAATAGGTATCAAAGCTAGATAGCTGTTGACAAGCCCCGAATTCGGGTTAGGTTACCAAACATAGTTACCTAGTTCTTAAACCTAAGAGGGACAACACG